CGAGATGTGCGGACGTGACTGGAGTTCAGACGTGTGCTCTTCCGATCTAGGATTATCGGATATTACGCTTAGAATTTTATATGTGTTCACTGAACGTTTAGTTATATTCACCACTTCCCACTTCCTTCCACCAATTCACCTTTTGTCATACTTTATACCTTCCTTTCAATTTCCTAACCCTACTTCCTCAATGAAGTCTTCGCCTACACGCCACAATGGCTACCTGCTGCCGATTTACTATAGCTTACGGCTATCCCGCCCATCCTCGGCTATGCTTCACTGTTTGGGGGTAGTAGGCAAGGATTGGTTACCTGCAAGGAATCCTGGACATCCAGACCTTGGTTTCGCTCCTCAACGCTTTGCATTTAACGCTGGCTCATGCTCACGTATAGGCGTTAACTTCCGCCACTACTACCCTTACTGTCAATTATACTCCAATGTGGGGGGAATGTCAACAAGAATATACTTGATTATTCGAGAATTGTATGTTAAAATATAAATGGAAGGTGGTGTTTATATGGGTATACCAAAACAACACAGTAAAGATTGCAATTGGATTCACTTCTTTGAAGGAACAAAGCTTGAAATGGAAATAAATCCGCATCCAGACGAACCTTCTTTATGGATACAAATGTCGAACGAGATTGACAATCTACAAGAAGGCATGTACATGTGCGCCAATTTCTGCCCGCAGTGTGGAGCAAATTTAAGGGAGGTTAAATAATGTCACCGAAGCGCACAGATGAAATAAGCATAAAATTACGGCATAAAGCCAAAGAGATATATACCAGCCTTCCCGCAAAGGGTAAAGGCGAATGGGTATCGGATGCCATAGTCGACAAACACGACCACGACACCGGCACAGGTTTACAGGCGAGGGTAGATGATCTCTCTAGGAGAGTGGAACAATTGGAGAAAGGAGTAAAGCCATGATGTTGCTAAAACTTGATATTAGCCCACTTGATGAAGTTGAACAGGCACGCAAAAGGTACATGAAAGACCATTGCGGTGATGAATTTAGCTTCATGGATGGAATTAAAGAAGGCATTGAGATAGCAGAGAGGTTCTATAAAGAATATGATAGCAAGGCACAGGAAAAAGTAAAGATGCTGGAAGAAGAAAATTTAGCTATGCACACTATGATTGAAGGGTTAGTTCCATTGTTGTCGCCAAACGTTAAAAAGCAGTTCAAGGATATGCTACTGAAAGATTTGGAGAAAGGAGTAAAAGGATAATGGATAACAGATCGCCCAAACAGGTACTGCAGGATTGCATAAAACGCGCCAGTTACACAGTAAGCGTAACCAACAACCCTGATACCAGGATGGTACTGGACGCGCTTATCGAGAAACAGATCAGGGACGAGAAGGAAGGAGTAAAGGAGTGATACCATGAAGGTAGGAACTAAATGTCCAAGTCCAGAACATGATGATTGTAAACATGGTGTGTGTAGGAATAATAGTATTTATAATTGTGGTAAAGGGTGCCACCCATGTGAAAAATGTGATGGATACTCAAACTACAATAAAGTATGTAATCGTCACGACCCACTGCAGCCAAAGGAGTAACCTCGGGAACAGGATAGCGGGATATAAAAAGAAGGTGAGGTTGATAAATTTGAAAAAGGGTAAAAAATTTTTAGATAGTCCATATTTTTATACACTATTAACCATATTTATGATACTTCTACAGGTTGTAATATTGTTTCGATGTATAAAACGTTAATTGCACATTAGCAGGATTCCGCCCATTCAAGCCCCCACATCGGGGCTTTTATTTTTGTAATCCTGTTTACTTTCCTGGAAATGTGTATATAATAGAGTATAAAAGAAACATATTGAGGGCGTGATGCAATTGCTAGCGCCTTTAAACTTTCTCAAGCGATTAGGGCGTTCCTTATGGGGAGCCCTTCTTTTTGTCGCATAACGTAAAAAAGCCTCCGATTATGGAAGCTTTTTCTTGCATTGTGTCTTAAAATTTGTTATACTTTAGTTAACTTAATATTGTTTTGCCCCCGAGTGCTGCCAGACACTTTGTCGGGGAAGTTGATTTGAAATTGTTACACCCCATCGGGTATCTTTATGCTTAATTATAATGGCATTTCGATAATCTGTCAAGGGGCTATAGAAATTTATTCAAATCAGCGAACGAACACAGGATAACGCAGCCTGTAACGCTTGCAATGAGCGACCTAACAGTAAACAGCAATGTACGCCACTTGCTTCATAGCTGTAGGTGATTCGCCGGGAACGGGTGAGCGTAGCTGTGTGGCAAGCAGTGGAAAGCAATTTTCTTTTAAGGTATTTTCTTTTTCTGTTTTTATTTTCTTGCTTGTTGTTTTGTTTTTTCTCTTTTTCTATTTTCATATTATAAACCTCACTCAATCTTAATTTCACCTAAAGCCTTATCAAGCAATTCTTGTACAAATTCATTAATACCCATGCGAGATTCAAAAGCTAACTCTTTGATAGTATCAACAGTAGAAGAATTGATTCTCCAACCAACATTGGTTCTGCTTTCTTTAAACTTTTTCTTCTTAATTCTAATAGTGCTGGCACTGCTAGCTACAGCACTAGCAACAGTGCTAGCACTTTCTTTGTCAGTATTGTCCTTAACCCCTATCTCAAATATGTTACCTGTTAGATCTAACTTCTTATTTGCCATAGTCTGCTATCTCCTTTGCAAGTTTATGATATAGCTGAACTGATTCATGCTCCGGGTAGGCATCAATAGCTGGCATACCTTTTATAGGAGCTTCTGCGAACCGCACACACTTATATATGATAGTATTGAATACTTTTATATCGTGCTGTAGAAAGTACCTTCTAGCCTCTTGCAGCACCAATCCAGATAGGCTTGTCCTTGTGTCGTATATTGTACCGACTATACCCATGATATTCAAGGCAGGGTTATACAGCTCCTTTGTTTTCTGTATAGCCTCAATAATCTTATTTACTCCACTTGCCGCAAGGTATTCACACTGTAGCGGTATAATTACGTCCGTAGAAGCCACAAGGGCGTTTATGGTCAGCAATCCCTTACTGGGCGGGCAATCTATTATAATGTAGTCATACTCACTCAAAATCGGTTGCAGCGTGTCGCGAAGCATAGTTACCGGATTAACCTTATCCTTATTCAATATGAGTATCATGTCCAGGTCTGACAGATCGTCATTGGCCGGAAGCAGATCACAGTATTCAGTCCTGATTACCGTATGGTCGAAGTCTGATTCGCCGATCAGCATTGTAAATATTGTATTCTTCAATAAATCCGGATTAGTCCCAAGGCTTATTGAAGCATTCCCCTGCGGGTCTATTTCAACTAATAGTACATTCCCCGGTAATGCTGATGCCAGGTTGACGGCAGTTGTTGTCTTACCTACGCCGCCTTTGCGCGAAGCGATTGCGATAACTTTACTCATTTATTTTACCCCCATCGACTGCATTAGATTGAATATATTTCTCTTTTGTTCATCGGAAAGTTTTCTATATATATGAAGCAGTTTATTTTCGTCGGTTCCATATTTGTCGTCTGATAGTCCGTTTAAATAGTCGAGTGTTACGCTAAATAGTTCACGTAGTTTCAGCATCATTGATCTACCAGGTTCATTGAGAGAACCGTTTTCATACCGACTAATTGTTGTTGCTCCAACACCGAGCACCTGAGCTAATTGCTCTTGATTGTACCCATTACTTTCTCTTAATTCCTTTAATCTTACACTAAACGTTGACATTTGTCCTAACCACCTTTCGAAAGTGAGTATATAACATATCTTACTCAAATGCAATAAAAATATACTAAAAACATAAAATAAATGTTGACATTACAAATTTAAAGTGGTAAACTTTACTTACAGTAAGGTTTCAAGAACTTGTATAACTTCCTAAAATATAGAGAAAAGAGGTGCGCAAATGTCTAAATATAAACCAGCAAGCCGATTCCATTTGTACATGTTTGATAATAAGATTACCTATCAAAAACTATCTGAAATGTCGGGGTATAACGTAAATACACTGAAAAATTGGATAAACGGAAGAACCGATTTTCCAAGGACAGCCATGCTGCTATTTTGTAACATATTTAGCAAGAGCATGGAGGAACTTTTTAGTGACACATAAAAATTTTGCCAGTGACTTTACTGACAGTAAAGTTTATTGTTAATAAGTTTTATTGATCTGTAACAAACAATGGAGGAAACACTATGAATCTTAAGGAAAGGAGGAAAACACAATGACAAAAATAACTATCCAAAACGACATAATCACAATTGAAGTAAAAAGAGAAGGGTTAGACGAATCCAACCCATTGAAAGATGAAATCAAGGCCAATCAGCAAGTTGCTAAAGACCCACTTTGGGATTTAACCAGTCCCAAATAGTTTGAGGCAATCGACCCACGGCGGTTTGAGTTACAGGCATGACAAAATAGCTATCATCGTTATCAACAATTTTTGCTATTGCACTATTAACCTGTGATGTGTTCATGCTTGTATACACAAACCAAACAGATTCAAGAGGATGCGCCCATTCTCCTAAACCTTGAATTGCTGTATACAAGTCTGGATAGTCTTTAGCCGGTTTATGTAGGTCATAACTAATAAGAATAAGGTTCAACATAATCACCCCCTTTCGACACAATATTATCACAAAAGTAGAAAAATGGAAATGTGAGGCTTTATATGAACGAATTACAAATTTTCAGCAGTCCCAAATTCGGGCAGGTCCGTACCGTAGAAATCAATGGGAAGATTCACTTTGTAGCTCTTGATATTGCAAAATCGCTTGGATATAAAGACCCAAATAGTGCAATTACAAGGCATACAAAGGGGTCGGTGAAATACCCAGTCCTTACAACCGGCGGTGAACAGTTAATGAACGTGATACCCAAAGGCGACATATACCGGCTGGCTGCAAATTCAGAACTTCCAGGAGCAGATGAATTTGAATCATGGATATTTGATGAAGTGTTAGTATCCATTGATCAACATGGCATGTATGCAAAGGATGAGTTACTCGACAATCCTGATCTGATGATCAAAGTCCTTCAAGAGCTCAAAAAGGAAAGAGAAGAAAAGAAGTTGCTGCAGACTGAAAATAATCTTCTCTCTCAACAAACTCTAACCTGGACATCCCGCAAGGTGCTTGAAGCTATCGTTAAAGCTTATGGCGCATCAATCCACCTTCCAGATGTAAACGGCTTTCAGGAGGCATGGAGGGACTTTAAGCCTTATGGCACAATCTACAAGATTACCAACAATTCAAACGGAAAGGTTTACATAGGCCAAACTATTCAAGGGTTTAGTAAAAGATACTGTTACGCGGGCGCACCGATGGAAAGGGTTTACAAATGTCACGTCGGGCATAAAAAGTGTGGCGGAAATTATAATTCCCATTTAATAAGGAGCATAGATAAAAATGGACTCAAGAACTTTATTGTGGATACAGTTTTTGATGTGGCATTTTCAAAAGAAGAACTTGACTGGAAGGAAGATTACTACATAAAGCTTTTTAATTCCGCCAACTCTTGCTTTGGCTATAACAAGAAGGGTGGAGGGGCAAAAGGAAAGCCAAACGATGAAACAAGGGCAAAAATGAGCGCATCACTAAAAGGCCATCCAAATTATTTAGCGTCACAAACAGAAGAAACCAAAATGAAAATTAGTGAGGCAATGAAAGGTAGAATTCTTTCAGAATCAACTAAGCGCAAAATTAGCACCGCAAGAACAGGGATGAAATTTTCCGTTGAACACAAGGCAAGATTAAGTGGGGTTCGCAATAACCCTGAACATAATTCCTCAAAGAAGGTTGTTTGCCTTAATACTGGTGAGATTTTTGATAGTCAAACAGAAGCTTCGAGGATATACAAAAGCCAAAAGGTTGGTGATTGTTGCCGAGGTACAAGAAGGTCTGCAGGTAACATAAATGGAGAAAGACTTGCATGGTTATTTTACACCGACTATTTAAACGCAACACCTGATGAAATAAACGGCATTATCAAATACGCAAACCAAACCAAAAACTATGGACATGATACATGATTCAGAATTGTCACGGTGCATCAGTACGGCAGTAGCATTATGCAGGTCACACAGCGTGGACATTAGCGAGATATTGGCTAAACATGCAGCCTAATCCATGCTCACAGATAGGAACCCAATGTTCACTTTATTTTATTTTCCCTAAATAGGAGGAAACGCTCAGAATATCGCCATAGCAGTACATCCCGCTGAAAGGAGGCGATGTAGCTCATTTGTACCAGTCAAGCCAACCAAATCCATCGAAAGGGGTGAGTCCAATGGGTAGATAGCATCCACAGATCAATTGAATAAGGCGGGGTGCGAGATTATCCCGCCTATATGGGAGAACGTGAGTAGCCAACCTCATATCTTCCCCAAGGCGATGTTGTGAGTACACTCCTTTGCTAATGACAATACATTAGACGGCACTCAATTAATACTAGTTTAAAAGGTGCTGCGGGAACTCTCAGCCGAAAGGCTAAATAAATTTATAGGAGGTAAATGTATGAAGGGCAATCACAGAAATCCACAGCCGGTAATACCGGTCACATCACGCAAATTTTCACGTCAATTCATAAAAAATAGGAACGGCAACAACGGGATTCAACAGGCGTGGCGAAGGGCTCAAATCGAGTTGTACGGCTTCAAGAGGTACATTGCAATGAGACTATTTAAAACACCGAAGAATCAGCGCAAAGAGGCAGCGTATCGGCTATATAACGGATTATAGGAGGGGTCAAGATGGCACTGATTAAATATTACTTTAACTGCATGAAATGGCTCTGGAAACATAAGGACGAACGCAATTGCAGACAAAAGTTCCGCAGGATGGATAGGGAGGTAACCTTATGAACTGGGGCGCATATCCGCCATTTGCAAGGCTGTTAATCTGTTTCGGCATACTGTTCATCATTGAAATTATCGGCCTCTTATTTGGTGCGCTGGCGCTGAAAATTAACGAGGCATGCGACGAGCGGGAGGCTGAACAGAAACAGAAGGCGCAGGAGCCTGTAGATTGCACAGGAATAGACTTTGTATACGACAACAAGGCAGAGATTAAGCAGATTGGGCATGAATTACGCGGATTGACGCGGAGGAAGGAGAAGGAAGGATGAAATACGGAGTTGGGGACAAGGTGAAGGTAAGAAGCGATTTGGAGTTGGACAGAAGGTATTATAACGAAACAGGGGAACATGATAGTTTTGTGGATTCAATGGCAGCATTCCGCGGCAAAAATGTTGTTATTGAAAGAATTACAGGCAGCGGCAAATACAACATAGTTGGTGACCGCATGAACTGGACAGACGAAATGTTCGAGGGATTGGTGAAGGAGGAAAGCAAAATGTTTGCAAGTGAGCTAATGGAACTGGCACGGAAAGAACCGGAGAAGTATGAGGGGAAACGGTACAAGGCTATTGATGCGCTTATAGACAGGTATGGCGAGGTATACGAAACGGCAATTGTCAAAGATGGTACTTTGCGGGGCGATGGGGATGGCATACTTTTTGCACACATTAATTCTTATACTCAACTAGAAGAAATCAAGCCCGAGCCACTGCCTATCCCATTCCTGGAGGCGGTAAAGGCGTACAGCGAAGGCAAAACGGCGGAGTGCGAATGTGACAAGTGCAAACAACTTGCATCTAAGCGCACTTATGTTCCATCTGAGATAGGGTCAGAAATGAAGGACCAGTCTGGCTATGCGGTCACAGCTGATGAAATCCTGCACGGTATATGGTTCATTAAGGAATGAAAGGAGGAATAGGGTTGAAAGTAAAAGTATTGAGTACTGGCAAAATTGTAACAGCAAAGCGGTTCAAGGATTTAAGCGAAAATGAACGCAAAGAATCTGTATACAACTCAAACCGTTTAAGTGGTGAAGAAATATTTATAAAGCCGCTTAAAGGGTGCAAAGTTTGGCGCTATGTGTTCGATTCAGAAGTTAAAATTATCAAGCCATAAAAAAATACCGCTAACATTAAGCGGCAGAGGAACACTTACATATTAGCATATGGCGCGGGATAGCGCAAGTTATACAGCAAATGTATAAATATACAGGGAGGGTGAAGGAGAATGTTAATTGATAAATGGGAACTGTTGAAGGAATACGTTGAAGGAATGGCAGTTATCCAAGAGGGACCAATCAAAAAGGCTTTACAGAAAGTTCAAATCAAAATGGATATTCTGGACAAAAAAGAAGCTGAGGAACACGACAGGCTGATGAATATACCAACAGTGCAAGACAATAGGCTTGTATGGGAAAAAGAAGAATAGTAAATCTTCCGGTGCAGTCTTCCCTAAACCGTAAAAGGCTGAAAGCTAAACGTCTGCCACAGTGAGTGTAAAGAGAGCTAGGACTGTCTGCATCGGATTAAATTAAAAAATTATGTGAAGGAGGTCACGCAATGTTAATACAGCTAAACGACAAATTCAGAGTAACAGGTGTACCAATGGACTTTGTACTTGAAGAAAAGAAAATTCACGTAGAAGGCAAAGAGAAGGGAATTGAATATTGGGATACGGCGGGATATTACCCTACACTTGAATCGCTCCTTCGTGGACTCGCTACACGCCATTTACAGACAACAGAAACAGAGGGAATACAATTACTTGTTCAAGAGATAAAAAACGGCGTACGGACTATTACGGCACAAATAAAGCTATTGGAGGTCACAAAATGAAATGGTATATAAGGCTATTTAATTTTTTATTCAACCACTGCGGCAAATATGCCGTTGTAGACATAAAGGAACGAGTAATGGAATCTTATCTTTCTGGAGGCATTGAGGCGGCGTATTTAGCGTATAGAACGCTCACGGGAGTTGGAAGGCACGACAGCCACATTGTAGTAAGAAAGATGATATTGGAGGAAAAAACATGAATTATAAAATTATTGAATTACTGAGGTCAACAGGTAGGGAGGGGATTGAAAAAGTCATTGAATTTCTTGAATCAAGCGACTTCTTCACCGCTCCTGCAAGCACAAAATATCACTCCTGCAACGAAGGTGGGCTTGCAGATCATTCCATGAATGTTTATCAGATATTTTGCCACAAGAATAAGGTTTTCAAGCTGAATCTGCCGGAAGATACTTTGACAATCTGCGGGTTGCTACATGATATTTGCAAGGCTAACTTTTACAAGAATGGTAGCCGGAACGTTAAAGAAAATGGTCAATGGGTGGCAAAAGAGATATGGGAAGTTGACGATAAGTTGCCGCTAGGCCATGGTGAAAAATCCTGCATGATGCTTATGGAGTTTATTAAACTGACGGATTTTGAGAAGTATGCAATCCGGTGGCACATGGGATTTTCAGAGGGCAGTACGCCAAACTATTCATTGAGCACGGCATTTGATCTGATGCCGGGAATAGTTGCACTGCATACGGCAGATATGGAAGCAAGTTACATAATAGAGGGGAGAAAAGGAAATGAGTGATTTTGAAATGACATTGCAGCAGCAGAGCAACGAGACTACCCTTGCAACGGCTATGAAGGGGCAGAGGATGCAGGAAATACAGGCTATGGTATTTATGGCTAAACAGTTTCCTAGGGACGAAATAGCCGCTATGAACAGGATTAAAACGGCTTGCAGCAGGAAGGCGCTTGCAGACATTGCTATGTATGAATATCCGAGGGGTGGAACCAAGGTGACAGGTCCATCAATAAGGCTGGCAGAAGTCCTCCTACAGAGTTGGGGCAATATGAAATGCGGCGTTATTGAGTTGGATAATTCTCAGGGCGAAAGCAAGGCTATGTCATACGCCTGGGACATAGAAACCAATGCTTATGATGAAAAAATATTCACAGTGAAGCATATCCGGGACACAAAGCAGGGCGCAAAGACCTTAACGGACAATAGAGATATTTATGAGAAGGTTGCCAATGAAGGTGCAAGAAGAAAAAGGGCTTGTATTATGGCCGTTATTCCCGCGTGGGTAATTGAAGAAGCAGTTGAACAGTGCGAAAAAACATTGACAAGCGGTAATCCTGAACCTCTCATTGACCGCATTAGAAAGCTCCTGGATAAGTTTAAAGACCAAAGCGTATCAAAAGAAATGGTTGAAAAATATATGGGGTACAAGGTTGATCTGTTTACTGAGAAGGATGGTTTAAAACTCACGAAGGTATATACAGCAATCAAGGACGGGATAGCAAAGAAAGAGGAATACTTTGAAATTAAGAAGGACGTAGTTGACCCATTTACAAGCCAAGGAGCTGGTAAAGATGCTGACAAGTGAGAATTACTTTTCACCCGAAAGCAATATGAAATATATGAGTTGCAGCCAGTATAAAAGCTTTATTCCGGAACTCGGAGGCTGTGAAGTTAGAGCAATGGCTGAATTAAAAGGAGAATACCGAAGGCCGTTGACCAAAGCGCTACTCGTTGGCTCATTTGTGGATGCTTATTTTGAAGGGACTCTTAAGAAATTCATGGAGGAACACCACGATATTTTTACAAAAAAAGACATGCTGCGCGCCGAATTTCAAAAGGCAAATGAAATTATTGGCAGAGTTAAAAGAGATCCGTTTTTTATGAAGTTCATGTCCGGTGAAAAACAGCGTATTTTTACGTTTGGAATGTTTGGGATTGAATGGAAAATCAAAATAGATAGTTACTATCCTTCAATTTGCATTACAGACCTTAAAATAGTGAGAAATTTTAAATCTATGACATGGTGGAGGTATGACATTCAGGGAGGCATTTACCAAGAAGGTGTTTTTGCAAATACTGGGGAGAGGTTGCCGTTTTATCTTGCAGCAGCCACCAAGGAGAAGGTCGCAGACTTTGACATTTTTCAGATTTCGCAAGACGTTTTAAGTGGCGCTTTATCTGAGGTTGAACGCAATATACCACACATTATGGACGTTAAAAGTGAAACAGTTGAACCAAAACCGTGCGGCGAATGTGATTACTGCAAAAGCATAAAACATGCAGAAATAAAGGATTACACCGATTTGATTTTAGGAGGCTTATAAAATGCAATTAGTTAAAATATTTGGCGACAAGATACAAATCAGAAGCGATTTGAAGCAGTTGAGGGATACCAAGATAAACGATTTATTGCTGTTGTCTGATGAGGATACTCAGATTGTTTGTTCTGTTGTTGGCCTTACTGAAAGTGATGTATCGTATGCCGCCGGGAGTGAAGAAGATTACCTTGATGAGTTCACAGGCACGAACGTTATTGACTGTAATATAATCGGCAGCCTTATTAATGGCAAGTTTGAAAAATCCATTGATAACTACCCAACCACAAAGGTTGAGATTTCAAAAATTGAACTTCCATTGTTTGAACAGATGATAACTCACGACAGGTCAACAAGCTTTGATATTGGGCGGTATGCCAGTTATGATACCAGGGCATTCATTGACGGGAATAAGTTTTTTCAGAGACATTCTGCTGTCATAGGAAATACAGGTTCCGGTAAATCTTTTACAGTAACGACTATGCTTGAAAAAATTGCTGAATTGAAAGGCTCTAATGTTATTGTATTCGACCTTCACGGCGAATATAGTGGACTTAGCTTTGTGAAAAAAATTCAGTTCAATAAAGCCGTTGCGTTCCCGTTTTGGCTTTTATCATTCAGCGACATATATTCGGTTTTTCTGAAAATCAAAGAAGAAACATCGAATGTTCAAATCTCTGCTTTAAGAAAGGCGTTTTTTAAGGCGAGGGAAAGTGAAGAATCTGAGGACAAGCCAATATATTTTAACCCGCTTTATTTTATCGCTGAGTTGGAACGGTTAAATGAAGCAGAGGAACAAACCAGAGAGGTTTATAAAACCGGCGATAGGGCAGGTCAGGCTAAAACAGTAAAAGGTGAATATGCCGGTAAGCTATCAATCCTTATCAATCTACTGCATGAGAAGATTATTGATGAACGCTATGCTTTTATGTTTGAAGCTTCAGATCAGCTATATATCAATAAACTTATGGATAATATTTTAAACATAAATCAAAAAAACATCAAAGTTATTGATTTATCGAACCTTCCACATGAGATTGTGCCGGTTATAATCGGCGTTCTGTCAAAGCTCATTTATCGGATGCAACTTGCGCAGGAGCATGATAAACGCATTCCATTGAATTTGGTTTGTGACGAAGCTCATGTGTACATACCTAGTGATGATTTTAAGCTCGGAGCAAGCCAAAGGCGACTACTGGATATCTTTGAAAAGATTGCTAAAGAAGGCCGTAAATTCGGAACGTCACTTACGATTGTTTCTCAGAGGCCAAGCGAATTGAATAAAACCATAACCGCCCAGTGCGCCAATTTCTTAGTGTTAAAGCTATCCAATGCCAATGATAAGTTATTAATCAAAGACATACTAACAGAGGGCACTAAACACATCATTGATTCTGTATCTTTGTTTAAGCCAGGTGACGGAATCGTGATTGGCGACAGCACGCCTATACCCCTAAAAATCAAAATAGATAAGCCTAAAGAGGAGCCCAACAGCAACACAATTAATTTCTGGGATATATGGCTAAAGGAAAACAAAATTGATGTTGACACCCTTGTTAGTAAGTTGATGAAAGACGATTGATGTTATTTGACTCATTGCCCGGTGAAGGCAGGGCGTGAAATATAAAGGGTGGTTAAATGGACGGATACATAAAATTATATCGGAAGCTCCTTGAAAATCCAATATGGAACGATAAGCCATTTTCTAAAGGTCAAGCATGGACTGACATGATGTTCAGATGCAACCATACATGTAGGCAAATTCCCCGTGATGGGGGAATGGTGTGGATACTTCGTGGACAGTTTGTATTAAGTAATTATAAGCTTGCTGAGGCGTGGGGATGGTCGGAATCATCAGTAAGAGTATTTTTAAAACTATTGTCTAGTCAAAAAATGCTAACCATCTTGTCAACACGTCATTACACCTTGTATGAGGTCACAAAATATTGCGTATACCAAAGCCGCTATTTAGAAGAGTTAGAGGGGTTCCAGAACGCACAAGAAACGCACAAGAAACGCACAAGAAACGCACAAGAAACGCCTAACAATATATTAAAGAATGATAAGAATGATAAGAAGTTAAAGAAGGTATTAAAAGATATATACGTAACCGCACAAAATCTCTCCATGAGCAAAGATGAATACGACAAATTAACCACTGAATATGGACAACAAATTGTAGATGAAAAGATTGAATACGCCAAGAACTATAAGAAGCTCAGTAATTATACATCCCTATATTTGACCTTAAATAACTGGCTCAAGGCAGATAGAAACAAACAACCACAAAGTAACAATCCATTTTTGTAGGAGGTCGCTATGACAAGAGAAGAAACCCAAGCGATATTAAAAGTGTTAAAAGCCGGATACCCCAATTTTTACAAAGGATTAACCAAACCTGACGCAGACGAAATCATTGATTTGTGGTCAACAATGTTTACAGATGATTCTGCGCAGATAGTTGTTGAAGCTGTTAAATCCCTCATGTGTACCTTAAAATTTCCTCCAACAATTGCAGATGTGAAGGAGAAAATTGCGCTCATTACTCAACCTGAACACATGACGGAAATGGAAGCATGGCAGACAGTTAGAAGGGCAATCAGTTATTATGGTGCAACTGAAAGTTTTGCAGGGTTGCCACTGATACTTCAAAAATGTGTCGGAAGTCCGAACCAATTAAGGGAATGGGCTGTTATGGAAGCTGAAACAGTAGGTAGCGTGATTCAATCGAATTTTATGCGGTCATACAAAGCAAAGGCAGCACAGGAAAAAGAAATGTCAATGCTGCCGGAATCAACAAAGCAGATGATTGCAGGACTAAGCGAGAAGTTAAGCATAACCGACGGTAAATAATCCGGCTGCACAATGCCGGATGAAGAAAATAGTGAGGCGTGCGGAAAATAAAAATAATGTGCAGCAAAACGCTGCGGAGAATGAGGGTGTTATGGAAAATACAAAGAAGGTACCAATAGACAAAGTAAAAATCGTATGCAAAATAGGACAGGGTAATGAATGCTGCCGATACCTTGTTTGCGGTGTAAATGGCTTTGAATGTGTAAAAGGTACTGATACTGGTAAATTTTTAAATTCCAGGGTAGCAAAGGGCACAATTACAGCCAGAGGCGATAATTGTGATTGTATATAAACAGGCTGATAGAAAATATGTGAGGTGTGAAATGGAAAGAAATTATGTTATAGCATCAACAAAGCATATGACAGGCGGATTCCTTGAATTTTGGGGCAGATACACGCGGAGGCCTTCATCCGCAGAGAGGGGAGAGAAATGAATATTTATATCAGTTCTTCGTGGAAAAACAGAATACAGGTCAGAGAAATGGCTGTTAAGCTTCGCGAAATGGGACATGAGGTTTATGACTTCACAGACCCAAATTGCCGTAAAACACCAGAAATACCGCCTGAGAAATTCCCGGAAGAATTCGACCCTGAAAAACACATTTACAGTAAGTACATAGTAAGACGAGAATGGCAAGATGCAATAATTGAAAACCGCCATGCCATACACAGGGCTGACTTTATAATTTTATTGCTTCCATGTGGAAACGACTCGCACGCCGATTGGGCTTATGGGGTTGGAATGGGCATAGCAAATGTTGTAGTCGGGCAGCCGCGTAAGGGAGAAAGAAGCCCTGTCCATATGTGGTCAGATAAGATTTTAGATACAATTAGTCAATTGTATGAGTATGTTCAGGAGGTCACCAAATGAAACGCAGAGATTGGCTTATACTTTTGTGTTGTGTTGTGGGGCTTGTCCTGTCGGCGTATAGCCATGAAACTAGTCGCAAATGTGAAACTATATTAAAAAATAAGCAATGGGCAATTTTGAGCCGTGGGATGGTAAATTTTACTTTGAGAAGGGGGAGAATTGAAATGCTAAGTAAAGAGATTTTAGAAGAAATAAAAAGAAAAGCAAGTATAGGGGTATATGAATTCAACATTAAAAGCGAAGAAGTGAAGCAGATGCTTGACATCATAACAGCATATAGGGCAATGCTGAAACGGCTGGAATGGATTGATACGCCATATGTTGGCACACCTTGCCCTGTGTGCGGCAATTTAAAACGCATGGGACATACAGATGATTGCGAACTAGCGGCTTTGCTGAGAGGGTTGGAGGGGTGAGGGATGAAGATAACGGATGAAAATATTAAAATGTTTGCGCGACAGGCAGACGATAAAAATTTCCTTTTTGGCTCGTTGACAGTAAAAGCATTAATTGGCAAAATCAAAGAATTGGAGCAGGAAAACAAAATAATAAAAGATACTGCATCGCTGTCATTTCAAGCTTTAGAGGCACACCAGCAGGAGATTGAGCAACGTGGCACATGGATAGACCAGCAGGCTACAAAGATATTACGGCTGCAGGAGGCAATTGCAAAGGCAAGGGAAGCAATAGAACTGTACAAAAGTGGATGGCCGACAATAGCAAGAGCGAAAGCAGATGAAGCCCTAGAGCAGATAGATAAGGCAGAAGATACAGCCAACAGATATGATGAATGCCCGTACTGGAAAAAAGATAGATGTACAGGGTATAACTGCTGCGGTTGTATAGATTGTCCACACGCCAAAGAGTATCAGCCGTGGCTGTTTGTAGATGGGGCAGGAGGCGGGGGGAAATGAAATTTGAGATCCCCGGGAAACTACCTGGATTAAACGAAATCATCCGCGCCGCTAAATGTGGCAAGGGAAAATATCAACCGTATGCCGCAATGAAACATGAATACGGTGACGTAATAGCCTACCTTGCCAAGAAGCTCCCGCCTTACAACACGGTAGCAATAACAATCAAATGGTATGAGCCGGACAGCCGCAGAGATATAGATAATATTGCAGCAGGCGGGACGAAACTCATAATGGATGCACTTGTCAACGCCGGAGTTATCAAAGACGATAGCCAAAGGTATGTAAAAAGTATCTCACATGAGTTTTATGTAGACAAGCAAAATGCGCGGGTTGAAGTTGAAGTGGAAGAGATAGGAGCGTGAGGGGAATGGAAATTAATCAGATATTTACTCGCATTATTCAAGCACATAAAAAGTTTTACGGTGATTGTAAACATATATTTTGGCTTTCTAAGGTGGCTATAAAATGTTTCTTTAAAGGTGATATTGACGGGGCAGAGGAAGCTATTTGCTGGATAAAAATACATTGGAATTATAAAAGTACACGCATAAAGTGAGGTGAGGGGATGACCACAAACGAAATTCGATTTTACTTACATAGCTATGATAAATTCAAAAGCGAGATACAAGCCCTATCTGGCAGCCTCAGAGAGTACCGGCTCATGGATGGGGTAAAGGCTAAAATTATCACCAACATGCCTATATGTCATTCAGGTGAATCGGTAGTTGAATCTATAATATTTAACAGATTTGACTATGTAATAAGCCTAGAAAATGAAATAGACAGCAAAATGAGACTACTTAATGCCATCAACTCAGTATATTTTTACCTTAAAGAGCCTGCCAGAACGATCATAGAAATGCGGTATTTCATCAGCCCTATGATAAATGATGTGAGGAGACCTAAATATAATTGGCGCGAAATAGCTGCAGAAATAGACAAGAGTGAGGACTATTGCAAAGAAATTGACTGCAAGGTCATAAGAAAGATACAAAATAAATTATTTGATGGAGGTTTAAAATGAGTTACGAAAAAACGATGGAATTTGTAAAAAAGAAATGCTTAAATAAAGGTAGTTGGTGCAATGGCAAACACATTCCGGTTATGAAAAAGACCACAAAGAAAGGCGTAAACGGGTATACATTGTTTACGGATGAAGATTTAAATAAGGCAAAGGACAAGGAACCCTGTGTATATTTTCAAGATAACAGATGCACACACCCGGATAATCCTAGATGCAGATAAAAACCCACGTTTCACCCACACTTTTTAGGGATGTATTGTGCTATACTTGAATTGTGAAGAACTGCAAGGCAGCAGCTAAAAGGACAAATAAAAAAGACCTCCTATTTGGAGGCCTTCTCTATTTCCTGCTTGAGCAGATATTCAATTAAGTTTCCGATCGTTCGGCTCTGTGATTTTGCAATTGCCGTAGCTTGCTTCTTTAAGTCTGAGTTGATGCGGATGGTGAGTTGTGTGTCTTTCATTGGGTAACCTCCTTACATTAAATCATTTTCCCATTTATTCCATGCGCTGTCTTTGGTTGGATACTTGTCGAGCGGGTAAATATGGTTGCGCATACCATCTGAGATCACCCAAAACTCTCCGTACTCATTTGTAACCTTTGAAATATCCCAGCCCCTGAATGCTGTTTTGATATCCGCTCCGTTTAATTTATCATCCATAATAACCTCCGCTTTCTGCCCACCTATTACCGGGTGGGCACGGTTTGTTTAAATTAACCCTCGTCGTTGATTCCATAGTTTGCTTCCCTGCTTGCTTCTAGCGCTATGCGTTTAACTTTCTCGATGTCCATACCGTGCTGAGCCTCGATGTAAGGAGCCCATTTTTCAATGAGTGCCCAAGCCGTGTCGTCGCTGTCCTCCCAGGCTTTTTCAGCGTCACCGTGATAGCGGTTGTATAAACTGATTGCCGCTGCCGGTATTTCGGTTTCCCTGAGTTCTTTTTCCCGAGCCTCTTTTGCTGTTTTTTTAGTCTCTGCTGCTGTCTGCTGTGCTGATCTGATTTCCTCAAATTTTGCCTTACCGATGGTGCAAATCCACTCAGATGCAAACGCTCCAAGCGCCCCTGGCCTGATTGCAGATGCGGTGCCGATGTGGTTAACATCGTCCCAGCTGAGCTTTACGCCATCTACTGTGTACTCAAGTATCGGATCTCCGTCCATGTCGCCGGTCTGCTTGACAGCCACCTCAACATGGTCTGCGGGTATCTGTGCCTTAAGATCTGCTGCCCTTGCCTGCATTGCATCAAGCAACGGCTTATCAATTGCGTCCTGCCCTGCTTGCTTAGCCGCCCACTTTGCCTCACGCTCGGCCTTTAGCTGCGCCTGTATGGCCTCATACTCTGCAACCAGTGCCGCCAACTCGGGACGTGCCTCATATTTTATTTGTACTGTCTGCCCATAAAGTTTAGCATCAAACTTTGTCTCAAAGCGCACATATTTGACGCCCCCATGTACTACAGGCAC